TGATTCAGGAGGCGCACTGGTTCTTCACCCGTAAGAGCGGCAAGACGGAGCTGGGCGCGGCTGAGGACTTCACGGAGGTTTGTTTCCTCGGTGACGTGAACGGCCAGGCGTTGATATGCACCAACTCTGGTGAGCAGAGCCAGATAGCATATAAGGCCATCCGCGAGTTCGCCATGCAGATCGACCCGACTTGCACGAACCGCATGGGCGGCAAGCTGTTCCGCATGACCCGCAACGGCATGAACTGGCAGCCAGGGCACCGAATGAAGGGCGAAATCAAGTGCCTGTCGGCTGGTAAGACCTCGAAGGACGGACTGTATGCCTCGGTGGTTCATGCTGACGAGCACGGTCAGGCGCGATATGTGAACGGGGTGAGCGACATGCAATCGACGGTGGAAACGGCTTGGGGCTCGACAGGTCCCCGTCGTGAAAAACTGCTGCTGCATACCACCACAGCCGGAAAGGTGAAGGACGGGCCGTATAAGACGAAACTCGAACAGGTGGAAGCCTCGCTGCTTCACGAACTCGACTACCCGCTGGGCGAGCCGCACCGCACACCCGAAGACTACTGGACGGCGATGCTCCTACAACTCGACCCGTGGGAGGTGACCGACGACCTGTCGAAGCTCGACGACCCCGAACTGTTCAAGAAGGTGAACCGCTCGATAGGCACGACGGTGCAGCCGACCTACTACCGCGAACGACTCCACGAGGCGGCCACCGGCACCGACGACACGAAGCAGGAGGTGCTGACGAAGGATTTTAATATGTGGATGACGGGGCGGGTCATAAAATGGTTGAGCGGTGATCAGATTCGTTTGCGGCAGACAGACCGTCGTATCATGGACTGCTGGGCCTCGCAAGGTTGGAAGGTGTTCTGTGGTCTCGACTTCGGCGGTACGGATGACATCTGGGCATCGTGCTACTTTGCGGCCAACTACAATCAGGAGAGTCCCGTCGGGCGGTTCTTCGCCGACCTTGACCTGTGGATCACTGAGAAGGCGATGAAGGACTCAGCGAACCGACCGCTTTATGAGATGTGGGTGCGAGACGGGTGGATGCACGTCTGCCCCGGTGAAGTGTTCAGTCACGAAATGGCCGTGAATCAGATTATGTTCCGTGCCGGTTACGACGAACAAGGGCGGCTGGTGGTGCCCTACGAAAAGCAGATAGACATCCGTATGTTCGGCTACGACCCAGCACAGAGCATACAGCCCATTAACCAGGTGAAGGCGTGGCTACAGTCGTTAGGCATCGACGCGAAGACTATCAAGCAAATGGTCATCCCCGTGCCGCAGACGTTTGTAGCGATGAACGGCTTGGTGCAAGAGACTGAGTACATGCTGCTGACCGACCAGCCGTGGTTGCAACTCAGCGCGAATCCCGCATGGCCGTGGATGTTTCAGAACGTCAAACTGGAGGTCAGCCCCAACGAACTAAAAAAGCCGCTGAAATCCTCGGCCAATAACAAGGTCGATGGCGTTCATGCCCTTCTCGACGGGCTGTATTGCTTTGACTTCTCAGAGGGGCAGATACAGGTGTAAAACTTTCCAATATTGCAAGAATTGACAAGAAATTGAAAGAATTATGAAAAACAATAGAATTGTCCGCATAGCAACCGATGAGGACTTGAAAAAAGCAATGGGAGGAATACCTATGCAATTACCCACAAAAGAGCAGTATATCAATATCGGATGTTACAATATAAAAAAAAAATTATGAAAATCAGAAAAGGATTGTGGTATCTATGTAGGAAAGACCACGAGCGATGGAGCAAAGGATATTGGTACTATTCGCCATGCGACGGGTACCTGAATGGCAACGATGACAATCCACACCGCGTCAAAGGCTTTGTCAGGCTTCTATTCTCAGGAGGTGAAGAAATAAAAATCAGGAAACAATGAAGTTATTAACCAATTAAATTTTTATCATTATGTATCTTAACACGACGTACAAGGCTTTCGTAGCCGAGACAGCTGCCAAAGTTGCAGCAGAGATTTCAAAGTCAAACTACAACACCAATCAGCAAGTCTTCGCTGATAATCTGATGAGCGACAACCTATGCGACAATATCGCCATTGCCGCAGTCAACGTGGCCGGCCATCTTGCGCAGAAGCTCGAAGAATGGTGGGAGAGCAAGGGCGACCGATCGACCGTAATGTTCGACCCGGCAGATTCGCCGACAACACGCATCGAAAACGAATTGGCAGACATTGCCCAGAAGTTGGAAGACATCGAAATGGAAATGGAACGCGAATACGACAACGAGCATGATTGTTGACTCGATGACCCACGAGGAGGTGTACGACGAGCTGGCACGTGACCGCGAGGCGATGACGCGCTGGTGGCGGCACACACTGGACGCGCAGCGGAGGCGGGTACTGAAAAGCACCCGCTTCCCCGTCCACATGTGGTTTGACTACACCTCGCCGCGCAAGATTCGTTACCTTTTCTTTACACGGATGTACGACAAACGGATGAAGCGCATCCTGACGGGCATTGCCGTATTGCGACGGATGGCCGACGGGATTACCATCTACACCGACTGGCTCGACGACCAGATGCTCATCCGTCCGATGGTGCTGATTCCGCATTTCTGGAAGCAGTATGCCGCGCGAGCAAACGTCCCGAAGTCGGGCATCGAACTCATCCGCCACTACTTCGAGCATAACGCACACGGAAAGGACACGCACAATCAGCGCGTAGTCGGACGGTCGGTTAGATGGAACGGAGAAGAGCACCAGAGCTGCTGCGTGCCCGACGGCGTGTTGCTCGGACAGGTGTACGGAGACATCTACGTGGTGAAGACTTTTATCACCTACGACATGTGCAGCGGCATTCAGGAGAAGGAATTTGCCTCGTGCCGCGAGCAGATATTGACCGACCGAAATTTGTACGATATTGCAATGGAATGTTATAATTATTAAGAAATTATGAGCGAAACATTAAGACTCAGAACTTTGGCACGAAAAAGCGTGTTCTGGTTTGGTAAATGGAATATGCACAGCGTCCAGCAAGTGCTTGACCTAAATGGATACCGATCCCTACGGTGGTATTATTTTAACTGTTCGATGGTGTCGTTCTTACCTGACATCCTCGACGAATTATGGATAACCGAGGAATGGCGTATTGAGAAGCCTGGCACCGACCCCGAGAGGGGCGAAGCGTTGGAAGATAGCATTCAAAAGAAATACAACCGCAAGCTGGCCGCTATGTACAAAGAAGATGCGGAAAACGCCATGCGGATGCACAAGAACCACCAGAAGCATATCGACATCTATGCCCGCGACAAAAGGCGCATGATGAAGTTCCAAGACAAAAAGACGTACAGCAAGGCGTCGATGCAGTGGAAAAATCAGGGACATTAACAATGGAAATCATATTACCAGACAACGAACAGGCCGGTGCGCTCATCGAAAATGCCTGGCAGGACTTCTGCAAGGACGCAAAGGAGCAAGGCTACGACATCGGTGAGCAGACGGCAGGCGGATGGGCGAAGGATTGCTTCGCCGCCGGTTACGTCTATGGCCACAATGACATCATGAACATCATTTACGACCAGGTGAAATCAGACAAAGAGATTCATCAAATCATTAACCCCCAAAACAAGGAACAATGACACGAGAAGAAGCCATCAAACGTTGGTCGGACATCGCAGAGACGGTGTTCTGGGCTGAAGAGAGAATAGCAAAGGAGTGGGACTCACGGCTGCGTGCCGCTCCTGGTATGCCGCGAGAAGAACAATATCAGTTTGCCAAGTTGTACTGCCGTGCCGTCGCCGTAGAGATATTGAGCCGCACGAGCGACGAGGAACTGGCCAGAATGTGTTAAAACTTAGAAACAATGGAAAAGAGTAAACCCAAAGACAGGGAGATGAATGAAGCCCTGCGCGAATACTACGAGTTCCAGCAGCGTTACGACGGATGCGGGCGTCCGTTCCTGTTTGCCGCCGTGCTGTTGGTGCTGCTGTTGCTCACCGGCTGCCGGACGGTGACTGAGGTGGTCGAGGTCGAGCGTGTCCGCACGGACACGGTGTATAAGACAAAGACGGAGAAGGAATACGTCTTCCGTCACGACAGCATCCACATCCGCGAGCACGGAGACACGCTGTATATCGACCGCACGCACACCATATATAAGGATAAGGCCGTCCATGACACCGTGCGCGAGCTGCTCCGCGACAGCATCCACTATCCCGTCCCGGTGCCAGAGTATGTGGAGCGCGAACTGACGTGGTGGCAACGCACCCGCATGACCCTCGGAGACCTTTCGCTCATTGTCCTGCTGGTGGCCGGAGCGGTGGTTATAATTAAGAAACGAACAAGGATATAGCAATGGCAACGCAAGAGATTAAAGGATTTCCCCTTTATCGAATTGACCTGGAAACAGGCGATATTTTCAACTGGCGAGGAACGAAGATAAATGTCAGCCATAAAAAATCATTCATGATACGACAGGGCAACACATATCGGAGAGTAACCTACAACCGCCTACTTTATGCCGTCCAAATTGGTGTTGACTATGATTCTATTTCAAGTCAGTATTTCGTAACGAAGGAAGGGATCGTCGAAAAATGCGACATGTTAAAATGGGCGCACAAGGCGCGGCAGGATGCAGCGGCTAACCGTATGGACTATATTCGTCGGAAGAAGAAAGAGATTCAGATCATGGAAAGCGTCTATCGAACGGGCAACATCCACAAGGCAATCGCCTACGTCGAAAGCCAAAAGCCGTTCCTCGTGAAAAAATATATGCTCAGGTACGGCGTGTCGTTCTCGAAAGCGGACAGCCTGTTTGCCGAAGCAAGCCTTATATTATATAATAGGATAGGGTCAAGCAAAAACACAGTGACAGAAATGACGATGACGCTGTTCGGTCTCATGGGCAAAGTCAACAAAAAACGTCGCCAAGTTCTGAGCATCGACGGTGATGAGAAGCTGTGTCGGAATACGGATTTGTACTAATAGTATACTTTTATCCGGGTAATACTATACTTTTACTCCGAAAATAGTATAGGAAAACTAAAAATGTCCTTTTGGCTGGGCGCATTTGCGCCCGGCTTTTTTGTGCCCTTTGGTAAACCCAAAGCGCAAAGGCCGACGAAAGGAAAAGATGAAATAGAAATGGATGTGACATTATCGGACATTATCAGTGTAGCCGGATTGCTGATTGGCGGCAGCGGCATCGGGTATTTCTTCCACTGGCGGCTGTCGAAACGTCAGGAAATCGCCAAGACCAAACAGGAAGAGGCAAACGCTATACAAGCCGAGACAACGGCGGTGAAAGAGGTGCAAGACGTCTATCAGCAGCTGATCACGGACATCAAGACCGACCGCGACGAGCAGAAGGCGTACATCAACGAACTGAAGGAAGACCGCCGGCATCTGCGCGATGACCGCGACGAACTGCGAAAGCGTCAGGATGAATTGGAAGAACAGGTGCGCAGCCTTCAGCGCGACGTTGCTCGCAACGGACGGCAGGTCGAGAGCATGCGCCCTTTGTTGTGCGGGCTGTTAGGTTGCAAGAACCGAAAGCCCGTGACCCTGACAGAGGAGTTGAACAATAAACAGCCGAAACAATGAGCGTGATATACAAACGTGGCAGCGCGGGCAAAGCCGTCGCCCGCATCCAACGGGCACTCCACATCTGCCCGGACGGGAAGTACGGGCCGCTGACAGAGGAAGCCGTGCGCGAGTTCCAGACGGTAAACAAAATCACCGCCGACGGAATCTGCGGCATGCGAACGCTCATGCTGCTGGGACTGGTGAGCCTCCTGCCGAAGTCAAAGCGGTACATCAACGAGATAATAGTCCATTGCACGGCCACCCCAGCGGGCAAGGACTACACCGTGGACGACATTCGCCGCTGGCACCTACAGCGCGGGTTCTCCGACATCGGCTACCACTACGTCGTCTATCGTGACGGCACCGTTCACGCCGGGCGCAGCATCGACATCGCCGGAGCCCATTGCGAGGGCCACAACACCCACAGTATCGGCGTCTGCTACGTCGGAGGTGTGCAGCGAAACGGAAAGACCGCCAGCGACACCCGCACAACCGCCCAGAAGCAAGCCCTCGTCAGTCTGCTACAGGAATTGCGCACGCTCTACCCGACGGCCACCATCCACGGCCACCGCGACTATGCGGCGAAGGCGTGCCCATCCTTCAACGCCACGAAAGAATATAAAGGAATTTAGATATGAAGTATTTGACAATCGACTACATCAAGCAGCACAGCCGCATCGACTACGACTGCGAGGATGCCCTGCTTGAACTCTACGGTTCGGCAGCCGAAGACACCATGCTCGCCCTGCTGCGCCGACCGCTCGACGAACTGAAGGAAATGAACGGCGGTGCCGTTCCGCCCGCCATTATCCAGGCCACGCTACTGCTGACGGACAACAGCTACCAACACCGCACGCCAAGCAATCCTGCGAACCTATACACCGTTCGCTACAGCTTCGACTACCTCGTTAAACCCTATATGAAATTGTAGGGTAAACCCCGCAAGCAATCAAACCCGAAAAGTAAGATGGAAGCAAAATATATAGTATTCCAAGGAGACACGGCGAAGTGGAAGATGACCATCCGCCACGCCGACTTCGACCAACACCGCGACGACTACTACGTGGAGCTGCGTTACGGCTTGCTCGGCGGCGCGATGACCATCCGAAAGGACGAGATGCCCGTTGACGAAGACGGCAATATCTACATGCTCGTTGACAGCACGGATATGGTCGGCATGGTGAAGGCCACCTGTCACTACTTTGTGCCGGACACCGACATTAAAGGCGGGCTGCGCGAGGAAGTGGACATCCAATGGCTGTGCTTTGTGGTCGATGATCCCCGCCCACGGTTCCAGTGCAACGCTCCATGGCCAGAGCCCATCCACGAAGACGGACAGGAGCACGTCACCTATGAGCGTGTTTTTCGTTCTGACGTAAACACATTATACCTGAATCTGCGCGACAGCCAGCAGCGTCCGCTCATGGACAGCGAAGGCCGTCAGCTTCGCGTCCGCAAAGAAGAAAAAGACATTTATTAAAAGGAAAAAGATATGGCAGTAAATTACGACTTAAACAACACCGGCCCTGAAGTTCAGGAACGACTCGACCAGGTAATGCCCAACAAGACGGACATCGCACAGGAAGCACTCAACCGTCAGGAGGCAGACAACGCTCTTCAGGAGCAAATCACCGCAATAAACAACGAAATTGGCGAAAGCGGTCAGGGTGGCGAGACCATCAATGGCCGCCTCGACACGTTGGAAGCCGCTGTAGGCGACGGAGGCAGCGTTGACGAACGCATCGCAGCGTCCGCCGCTGAACTCGTCGGCACGGCGACTGAAGAATATGACACCCTCGGCAAAGTGGAGGGTGTTATAGAACAGAACAAGGCCGACCAACAGGCCGTCAACGATGACACCTACCGCAAGAACGAGACGTACAGCAAGGAACAGCTCGACAACCTCATCACCACGCCAGATGCAAACTATGTGAGCGTCGTGGCCACCGACCAGACAACCTCCGTAACCGACTTGCTCACAACTGAGGGAGATGCTGACACCATATACCGTGTTGGCAACTGGGACGGCACGCAGTATGACACAACCATGTATTCTCTATACGCTTGGAACGGAACTTCATACGTGTGCCTCGCCGTCCGTTCCTTCGTCGGTGAGGTCTACGACATCTCCGCCAACCATCCCGACGGACAGGGAAACCCAACAACTTACGCCGATCTCTCTTCCGCTCTTGGTGTAGACGGAGCCAACGTCCCCATAGGCATCCGCAAGGGCGGAATGACCATCAAATACGTAGATAGTTCTGACAATAAGTATGTGCAGTTTAGATTGATGACTAACTTTTTCAGCACTACTATAAGTGATTGGCAAGGTGTGGATAGTAAGCCTACTGTTGGCAGTAAAAATTTGGCAGAAAGTGGCGGTACAGCAAAACAAATAATCAAGGTAGATAATAAAATATCAGAAGGAAAAGAATATACATATAACCTCACAGAACAAGGATATATAAAAACAAATGGTGAAATACAGTCAACCCCTAATGCAGCACACACTGATTTTATTAACTTAATTGGCTTTACTACTATAGAGGCATTTACAAGTTTAAGTAGTTTAGGTTTTGCTATTGCTTTATATGACTCTGATTATAATTTATTAAATGAAATATCTATATTAGGTGCAGGAAGTGATACATATAACATTGATTTAACTCAACAACAATACCAAAATGCAGTTTATGCAAGAGTATCAGCATTTGATACAAGTCAGGATTTTTCACGATATTATGCAAAAGTCTTAAGTGAAGATGGAGAAATTATTCATAGATTAAAAGCTGTTGAAACAGATAGATTAGAATTTGGTATTGCGGCTTTTAACAATTTTTCCGTTGATATATCAAATTATCCGAGTGTTGTACTTACAACTGTGGGAAGAAGTATATATGTCTATAATGCAAAACGGCGCATTTCTTTTGATGATAGTATGGTTTCAACAACCTTGACGAAAGAGGTTGGTGCAAATGAATGGTCTTTGTGGATAATTGTATATGAGCCTACTTCTCACATATACAATATATATACAAAATCCGATATTGATAATAACGTGGTTCCGTCAAATGCCATCACTTTGGCTGTATGTGTTTATAAGAATATCATATTTACTGCTTCTAATTTTATATTTGATGGGAAACCTACAGGCATAAAAGACAATATTAATATTGTTTCAACAGAATTGTTAAAATTATCGAACAAAGAAGATTTGTTAGCAGATAGCGTTGAACTTATTTTCAAAGAAAGTTCAGAATTAGTTTCTACCAACTGGTCTGAAATTGGCTATGTGCGTGTTTCTGATGGTTCAATTTATGGTACAAATGCAAAACACACAAAAGTTTACGGTCTGAGGTTTTTTAACCATTTAGATGTTTACACCGGCATTAGCAATGCAGGATATGCGATTGCTTTTTATGATAAAAATGATAATTTACTTCCTGATATATCTGTTGTCGGAACTACAAATGCTTTGCGTTTGTATAGCGTTGATTTAGTTGATTCACGTTATAATACCGTCGAATATGCTATTGTATCTTGTTATGGATTAGAGCTTGCTTCTTCTGCTTATTGTCATCTTACTAATAAGATTATTTTAGAAAAGAAAGAAGGAAAAGAAATAGGAATATCAAAGTTTGCAAAACCTGTTTATGACTATAATGTAGTGCTTGTATATGGCCAGAGTCTTGCAGCTGGTCAGCAAACGTGTCCTCCTTTATCTATTGTAAATTATAGAGGTAATTTGATGATAGGTAAAGAGTGGGCAAATGGGAATAATTTGAATAATATGATTGCCGAATGTCCAAATTATACGCAAGAACAAGCAGAAGCTGCTCAGAAAAGTGACCAAGAACTTGCTGAAAGTCCTGGCATTAATCTATGTAATGCACTGAAATACATGATAGACGATGCTTGTATGCAAACAGTCGACAGGAAGATTCTAATTGTTAATGCTGCTATTGGTGGTCAATCTATTGAATTATTATCAAAGAATTGTCCAAACAATAGCGGTTCAGACTATGCCTCTATGATTACAAAACTAAACAAAGCAAAAAATCTATCTGATGTGGCAGGGAAAAGTTCTGGTTGTATTGGTATAGTTTGGATGCAAGGAGAATGGAATGGTAGAGCAAAACCAGATCAAGGGTGGACTGATGGAACAGATGCAACTGCAGATAAAGATGATTACAAAGCTTTACTTATTGGTGGCACTACCAGCGATAATGTAATACATAATGGTCTGCTGCCTGATATTATATCAGATGTTAAGACAATTTTCGGTCAATCTGAACAACCTGTATGTATTTGTACGCAAACGGCAATTGGTACTAATAATACAAAAGATATGCCAATTGACATGGCTTTACTTGAAGCATCTGATGAATTTTATGGATTATTTATGGCTGGTTCGTCTTATAGTGTCCCAAATAGGGGTACCCATCTTGACCCTAATGGTTCTCGTTGGGTGGGTGAATTTTTAGCCAAAGTATATTACAATGTAATATTTAAAAATCTATATTACGAGCCACTAAGACCAATTTGTATTTCAAGACATAAAAATTATCTGCATGTTGTTTATAACAATAAGACACCTCTACAATTAAATACATCTATCTTACAGAAAAAAACTGATTATGGATTTAGTGTATATGTGGAGGGTACAAAGAAAACTATCAATACTGTTCTTCTAAATGATAACAGTGTTGACATATATGTTGAAGGTAGTATAGACGGTACTATTGAAGTAACTTATGCAGGAATGGATGTGGATTATGGAAATTTATGCGATAGCGACAACTGGAAATCTTTCGAAAAATACAAGGAACTGCCCTCACAATTAAAACCAAGTTATGAGCCAAGATTAGAAGGTATACAGAATCTCTATAACGTAAATTATCCAATGTTTAATTTTTCAGTTAAATGGTATTATCAAATACCAGACAAGCAATATACTATTAAATGTTAAATTGAAAAGTATATAGTTATTGTAATAACTCAATACGAAAGAAAGGGCGTCTTAAAGGTGTCCTTTCTTTTTTTTTGCGAAAAATGTCGCGTGTAAAAGATATAGTCAGTATATTCGCGTAGTGGTTATTAATTTTAAATTTTATCGTTATGAAAGAACAAAGTTTTTATGTGAATGCTAACAACGGCTTCCGTGAGTATTTGAAGGCAAGCATGGGTGACATGTTTGCGCTGGATTTGAGAGGGTGTTCGGTGATTGAGTGCATCGAGAAGATGTGCGAGATCAAAAGCAGGTCGCATCCGAAAATCAAACAGAACTACCGAATGCTCGTGAATAAGCTGAAAGATATTGAGCAGCAGTTCGGGTGTAGGATCATGCCGGCGATGGTGAGCAGCGTGTTTTGGAACCATTTTATTCCGTTTTTGGCAGAGCAGGGATTGAAGTACTCGACCATCGGGCACGTGAAGGCGAACCTGATTGCGGTACTGAACTGGTCGTCGAAGTACGGGGTGAAGCTGAATCCAAGCTATAGTGAAGTGGACATCCCCAACTATATACCCAGCAAAATTTCGCTGACGCCGGATGAGATAAGCCACATCTATCATTTCAAGATAGGACGGGAAGCGGCGTATAGTTTCCGCTCGAAGAAGGTGCTAAAACTGCGGAAGAATAAAATCGAGACATTGGAGAAGGTGCGCGACATGTTCGTGCTGGGTTGTAACCTCGGGCAACGGTATTCCGACCTCGTGCGGATCAGCCCGGAGAACTTTCGCAACGGGCAGTTCTCCATCGTGCAGCAGAAGACGGGAAACAAGTGCTTCGTGCCGATTAACTCGTTAAGCATTGACAGCCGTATCACCTTTGCCATTCTGGAGAAGTACGGCTACCGTGCCCCGTATAGCGGCGACATCAACAACTACAACACCTACCTTCACGAGCTGCTGCGGCACATCGGCGAGGACTTCATGGAAGAGGTGTATATCGACAACAAGATAAACGGTGTCATCATGCGAGAGACGAAACGGAGGTATCAGCTTATATCGTCGCACAGCGCTCGGCGGTCGTTTGCGACGATTAACACGCTGCGCAACGTACCACGGAGCAAGATACTCAGGGCAACTGGTCACAGCAGCGAGAAGGCGTTTGTTCGATATATCTGCTACGACGAAGAGAGCTAAAGACACAACCATATAATTAGGAAAGGGCGGGCGGAAGTCCGCCTCTTTTTGTTTTGGGTAAACCCTGGCAGGGAATGCGAGGGTTTTTTGTATGGGAAGACTGTCTGATTATATCAACGGGACGGGAGCTGGCACGAGGTCGGCTGGTGTCGGCGCGGCTGGCGGAAATGACATGCTGGGCGTAGAGGTCAACGAGGCGGCGGCGGAGGCGCACCTGAAGGCGTTAGCCCGAATGCTGACGTCGGACAAAGATACCCGTAAGCGGTTGCAGGCGGTGATCCGCAGAGAAATCCGAATGGCCAGGAATCGGACATCAAAGGACATTCACGGCAAATTGGAGAATGACCCGCGCAAAGCGTACATGGCCATAAAGAACTCCGTCTATAAAAGAGTCCTCGGCGGCAATATATCCATCCTTAATTCCAGGAAAGCCGGAGCCCCGCATGAGCTTTTCCGTCAGCGCAAGATAGACTTAAACCCACACCAGCGCGGCGGGAACCGTATGCCGATGGGTGACAGAACCTACAAGATGGGAACCTATTACGGACGCGACAGAAGTTTCGTTCTTCGCTTTCTTAATTCAGGAACCATCGTGCGCTATGCCGGATTCGGTAGAAACGGAAAGTATAACGACCGCGATTCATACGACAAATTTGTCCTCAAAACTGGTGGTCTCGGCCATCGCGGAAAGATAGAGGCGACCCAAATGTTTGAACGGTTCTCAACTCGCAATATGGACTCAGCGGCCACATTGATCGCTGCCGCCTTTGAGGAAGAGTTCGCGGCGGTGTATAACGAAGAAATGAATAACCAATAGAGAATATGGCAAAGGCAACGAGCATAGTAAAGCTAACCGCTGAAACCAACGAATATGAAAAGAAGATAAAGCAGGCGCAGCGGACGTTCAACAATTTCACGAAGTCGCTCGGCATTGATATGAAGAAGGTGTCGGCCTTGGGGCTGGCACTCGGAGCCGTGACAACGGCGGTCAAGGTGGCCGGGGATGCTTTCAAGAACAACGAGAAAATAGTCGATGAATGGGGACGTGTCACCAAGTCGGCGCAGTCCGTTTATGACGGTTTCCTTAATGCGCTCAACACGGGTAACATCAACGGCTACATTCGTAATATAAACAATATCGTAAATGCGGCCCGTGCCGCTTACGACGCACTCGACGAGCTCGGCACATTCAACGCTTTCAACCAGATTAACGAGATGAAGGCCCGCACGGGATTCACGGAGGCTATCACGGCTTTTCGTGAGGGCACGGGCAGCAAGGAATCCGTGAGGGCTGCCGCTGAAGCGTTGAAAGGTCAGCTGTCCGAGCGGCAAAGCTACGAGCAGACTGCCTACGACGCGGCCATCAGGGACTACGCCGAGAAACGAGGTGTCAATGAGGAGATGCTGCGCAAGGCACTGAGCGGAAGCTACGGCGACTATAAGGCACTAAAGAACCTACCGCTGACGGGTGTCGAAAACAGGTACCAGGCAGGCGGCATGTTCGGACAGGGTACGGGCTATTCCTACCAAGTCAAGGTCGCCGCCAACGAAGCCGAAGCCCTCGGCGAAATGCTGCGCAAGCTGAACGACAACAAGCTGGCCGAATTGCAAGCTCTTGGTAAGACAGCAGAATCGACAGCATACGAGGTATCACAAGTTGATCGGCAGCTCGTTCGCGCCCTTGGCCAAAAGCGTGTAACTGGCGGTGGCGGTGGTGCCACTGGTGGCGGACAGAAAGGGCTTACGCCGGAGCAATATGCCGAATGGTACGGCATGGCCTATTATACGGCATTGGCGAACACCATCAACAGAGAACTGAAGGATGCGCCTATCATTCAGGAGTCGCTGATTTCTGACGAGGATATTGCCATCGAGGAGAAGTTTGCGGATGCTATCGAGACTCTGGCCGAGCGGACGGAGCGGCTACACGAGACGTGGGACTTGGTGGCTGACAGCATCTCGACCGTCGGCGGTGCATTGGCGGGACTTGAAGACCCCACGGCGCGGATCATCGGAACAGCGATGCAGGCCGTGGCGACGTTGGCACTGGCGTATGCCGAGGCAACGGCGAAGGCTGCGAAGTTGGGGCCGGTTGCGTGGCTTGGGTTTGCGGCTACGGGCTTGGCGACGTTTGTCGGCGCGGCTTCGACCATAAAGAACACCACGAAGGGAGGTTTCGCCGAGGGCGGAATCGTTCCGGGCAACAGCTACAGCGGTGATAACAACATCTATGGGCTAAACTCCGGCGAGCTCATCTTGAACAAAAGCCAACAAAACGCCATTGCCAGCCAGCTCCGGCAGGCGGGCGGCATGGAACTGACGGCGACGGTCAGCGGCGAGCAGATACGGTTTGTCCTGAACAACTATGGCCGTCGGACGGGTCGTGGCGAAGTGCTAACCTCTAAATTCAATTAAGCAATGGCAATCCGTTGGACTATCCCCTTCATGTCTTTCAATGACACGGCGTGCCATATCGACATATACGACTCCGAATGGGCGAGTGATCCGCTGACGTTGAAAGGCGCGGCTGAACCGTTCTACTATGAAGAGAACGATTCCGACGACCTGCTGAACGATGTCATCCGCTACCGCACGGGCTACATCCGTATCATTGCCGAAGACGGCGCACCCACGTCGGGCCTTTTCCCGTCAACTATCTTCGAGCGTTACGTGGAGGTGTACTATGGCACTGAGTTGGCGTTTAACGGCTACATTCAGGTGCAGGACTTCTGCGACGAGCTTATCCCGAATCCCAAAGTCATTGAGCTGCCTGTCATCAGCCCGCTCGGACTTTTCAACGAGCGCAAGTTCCAGACCACCGACTTCCTTCCCCCTACATCCGTGACGCTCGGTGAACTGTTAGACCGTGCACTCGTACATGATTACACAAATCTCTATTTGCCCAACGATAACGGCAGCGGCTCCTATGGATACCCGAACAACGTCAAGCTCGGCGTGAAGATTTACTCGCTCTGCGTTTCTCCGTGGAACCAGGAGTTTCACCACAGCCAGCAGACGCACATGTTCTATAATATGCTGAAACCGAAAACCTACGGCGATCTCATCGAGTATATTTGCAAGGCTTTCGGCTGGGTGTGCCACGACATGCCGGGCGCACTTGTGTTCACGGCTTTCGATTTTCAGGGCGACTACATCTACTACCCCGTCGGACACATCGGGGACGGCGACTACAGGCAGAGTGCCGGCATCCCTTCGAGCGCGTCGCCTTTGAACGGTTTCTTCTCCCTCTTTGACAATGCCGCGAACATGCAGACCATCCGGTCTGAAACGGGAATCGAAATCACCTACGAGGGAAAATTCGACAGGTACGACTTCAGCTTTGCCCGGACTACCTTCTACGATGTGCAGAAACCCGACCCGACGGAAACACGCGAGCTGTGGTGCTTCTGCAACCTATCCCCCGTCCTGGGTGTCGGAGAGATTGCTGGTGTATATCCTCTGAGCTTTGTTTCGGGAAACTCTAACATTCAGCCCGGAAAGAACTGCGTAGCATGGAACGGAAAAGAGGGCTTTCTGATTAGCATCAGCAGCGCATGGACTGACCAGACGCCATTGTTCACCATCCGCTACTACCGCCGCAAACTAACGGACGTCACGTATGGCTTCGGCTACGACATAATGAGCACGCCAATGTTTATCGGGAATCTGAAAGAAGACCCCGACTTCAACACGGGATATATTCAGGCAACCAAGACGGCGGACACTGACGACTACATCGAATATGAGTTTAAGTATCATTTCAACGGAACCACGTTGCCAGCCCTCGCCGACTATTACCTTATATTTATACATAACATCCACTTCACGCCGCTCGACAACGACGACCCCTATGTGAGATATAGCGTAAAGCCGGCATCCGACAGCGACACCATCCCCGAACAGGATGACACGCACAACCCGGTCATTTCGTCAACTGTCCACATGCCGATTTCGTTGTACCGTCTTAGCGACAATCTCATCGGCAGCTCGGTTCTTTCAACCAAGATAACCACCTACCCCTACCTTTTCCAACCGCGAAAGAAGCTGACGTCGAAGTTCAGAATAGAGGCGGCTGCCACCATCCCCTACGCACGTCTTTTCAGCTACTACGGCAGGAAATGGCGTATAGTCGCCCAGGAGTTTCACCCCCGCGACGACGAATTTCTGCTGACGATGCAGAGCAGTCCAGTATTAACGTAAAAACAAGATAAATCATGGCAGTATTAGGCAACGATATTATAGTATTTTCGGGCGGTGTAGCCATTGCAGGCACACGTTCGAACGAGGCGAACAGCAGCGCGGAGACAATAGAGACGGCTTCGCCTGACGACGGGAAATGGAGAACTTTTTTGCCCGGTCGTAAGGAGTGGAGTATTAACGTCGGCTATCTGGTGCTGACGGACGCAGGGGTGAAAGACCTGCTGCTGATTGGCGGCGTTTATACGCTGAAGTTTCAAGGAAAGTCAGCCGCCGACACGGACGGGGTGACGGGCACGGCCATCATGACCGACTGCCACATCGCGGCGCAGATGGGTTCGCTGGTGACGGGATCATTCGCTTTCAAGGGAACGGGGCCGCTGGTAAACCCGACAACGGTATAAAGGCGATAGGTGTATGAGCTACACGACAGGACTACTAAAAGACAGAATCACCGTTTTGAACCGCAAAGCGGCGAAGGACGGGCGGTTCGGACTGGACTCGGACGGCATTGAGTGGGAGGCCGTCGGCTGTGTGTGGGCGTCCGTCGAATGGGCGAAGGGCAAGACGGCCCTGAACGCCGGTGCCATCGACGCATATGCCGTGGTGCTGGTGCGGACGCGCTGGACGTGCGACCTGACCATGCGCAGCCGGATTGAATACGACGGCACGACGTATCAGATATTGCCCGAAACGTTCCACGCCAACCGCCGAGAGAATACGATCCAGTTCAACGCCCAGGCGATAATTAACGACCAATAATATAACAAGGAACTATGAAGCCAAAAGATTGCAGTTTGCCCCGATGGAAGGGCGTACCCAAGTGCCAGGCAAGACGGGTGAAGCCGTGCGACTGCCGATGGTGTGTGTTTAACCCGAAATTCCCCGCCACATGGAAAAGACCGTCTGCATAGTGCATTTCAACACGCCGGAACTGACGGAGGCGTGCATCCTCTCCGTCCGTAAGCACGGAGGCGAGAACTACCGCATCGTCGTATTCGACAACAGTGACCAACGTCCGTTCACCGTCAAGATGAAGGGCGTGGAGGTCATCGACAACACGAAGGGACAGGTCATCGACTTCGAGGCGGAACTGGCGAAGTACCCCGACAAGAACCCCGGTCCCGGCATCATCAATGGCTGGGGCAGCGACAAGCACATGATGTCCGTACAGAAGCTGTGGGAGCTGGTGCCCGACGGCTTTGTGCTGTTGGACTCCGACGTGATCATCAAGAAGAGCTTCGACTGGATGTACATGCCCGACCAGTGCACGGTCGGCTACGTGTCCGACTTCAACTCCCACCGCCGGCTCATGCCGATGCTGTTGTGGATAAACGTGCCGATGTGTGTGGCAGGCGGTGCGAAGTTCTTTGACCCCGACCGCTCATGGGCGTTGCACCCGGCAGGTGACAAGCGCAACTTTTGGGACACGGGTGCCGCCTTCTACGACGACATCCGCCGGCTGAAGCCCCAGTGCCACGGCAAAAGCATCACCCGCCAGCGCATCTTGGAGCACATCGACCACTTCAAGAACGGCAGCTGGGGCGGCTCATCCATCAAGGAGCAGGCCCGTTGGTTGCAGGAGCGCGAGGAGCACTGGAAGCCGACGCCCCGGATGCGAGGCATCAAGGACGTCGCCATCTGCGCCATCGGACGGAACGAGAACCGCTACGCCGTGGAGTGGGTGGAGCATTACCGAAAGCTCGGCGTGAAAAAGCTGTTCATCTACGACAACTGTCGCACCGGCGACACGGAGAAGCTGGCCGACGTGCTTCAGCCCTACGTCGAAAGCGGCCTTGTGGAGATCACCGACTGCCACGACCGCGACAGCTATCAGTGCAAGGCTTACGAGGACTGCTACGCGAAGCACGGACACGAATACGCCTGGATTGGCTTTCTCGACTTCGACGAGTTCCTGCGCTGGGACGGGAAGAAGAAAATCGCCTCCATGTTCTCGCTCTATATCGCCGACTGCGTGCTCATCAACTGGCGAACGATGACGGACAACGGCCTTGTTCACTACGATGACCGTCCGCTGGCCGAGCGTTTCCCTGTGGCGATGGAGCAGGAGAAGCGGGTGAAGTATTCGTGGCCCGAGAACCGCCACGTCAAGTGCTTCCTTCGCGGCGGCCTGTCCAACGTCCGCTTTGACTCGCCCCACTACTCCAAGACGAAGATGCTTTGCGTCAACGTCCGGGGCGAGGTCGTTGAGCAGTCGGCCTTCTCCAAAACCATCGAATGGTCTCCCATGCGCATCGACCATTATTGGACAAAAACCGCCGAGGAGTGGATGCAGGTGAAGCTGTCGCGCGGCTATCCCTGCCCGGACGCCTACCTTCAGAACTTTATGACGGCGCAGGCAAGGTACTTCTTTGCCGTCAACGAGCGGACGCCGGAGAAGGAGGCGATTATTTTCGGTAAACCTGCGGCGCAATAAACAAGGAAAAGAAAAAGACAACTATGAGTATATTCGACAGAATCTTTGTAAGACAGCAGCGCGAGGTGCAGCCTACGCCGCCCAGTGGTGTGCCGGGTGTTCCTTCATCGACGATGGAGCAGGCACCGAAGACGACGGGCGGCGACTATGCGGAACGCATCGCCTTTGTCCGTGGCCCTGAGCAGGCTCTTGTGGTAGGTGCAGTCTATCGTGCCGTCAACCTGCGTGCCGATACGATGAGCGTCATGCCCGTCCAGTACCAGCGTCGTGACTTTGACAAGGGCAACTACTACACCGATATGCGCAGCCTCGGAAAGCGCATCAATTATCTGCTTCAGGAAGAGCCAAACCCGCTGATGTCGGCGGCTGACCTCTGGAAGCTGATTGAAATCAACCGGCTCTTCTTCGGCAACGGCTTTGTGTATATCGAGCGCGACGAGTTTGACTTCCCGTTGCACCTCTGGCTGGTGAGGACAGGCGGCTACAACGTCGCCGAGGGCAACTACAGCAGCATCGTCTATCTGACCGAACACGGCTACGAGACGAAGGTGAACGTGCCGCGTGAGGACGTGCTTCATTTTCCGAACACATTCCGCTTTCAGAACGGAATATGGGGCATCCCCACGCTCCAGTATGCCGTCGAGACATTGAGTCTGAACCGCACGCTCCGTCAGCAGGCTCTCGAAACGGCGGCAAAGGGCGGTCGCGTGAAGCTCATCATCGGCGAGGAGAAACCGTCAACGGGCGGAGGCACGTTGGCATACGGACTGCTGAACAAAGACGCGATGAACGACTACGCTCAGGAGCTTCAGAAGAAGATGTACAGCGGCCATGACATTCTCGCCATCCGTGGGCTTGATAAGGTGCAGAACATAAGCATGACCTCTGCCGAGATGCAGATGTTTGAACAGCTGGGTGCCACCAACGACGACGTTAGCAGATTCTTTGGTGTGCCGCGTCCGCTGCTGATGCTCGACACCAACAGTCACTACAACGACTATCAGAACGCCACGATGGAGTTCCACACCCGTACCATCCTGCCGCAAAAGACGGGCAACGAGAAAGAGATTGCCCGCAAGCTCATCGGGTTCGCCGACTACGGCAAGAAGCGCATCCACATCTGTGAGAAGCCCTTGCTGGCGATGGATCCCGAACGGCAGGCGAAGGTTGACCAGTTGAACCTCCAGACGGGTGCAATGACCGTCAACGAAATCCGTTCCGAACATGACATGCCGACCGTGGAGAACGGCGACGAGCCTATGGCCAGCGCAAACCTCCTGACCCTGAAAGCCCTTATCGCCAAGAGCGAGGGGACGACGACCTTAGAGCCGGGAAACTACACCGTGAACGCACCAACCGAAGAATAGAAATGAAAATACTGTTAGCGACACACTATCTGAAAAATACCGGCGGCACGGAAACCTACACCTACGCCCTGGCTATGGAACTGAAACGGCTGGGGCATGAAGTGGAGCATTACGCCGTCGTCCAAGGGCAGGTGTCGGCTCTGTTGGAAGAGCAGGGAGTACCCTTCATGCAGCATGGACGTTACGACCTCATTCTTGCAAACCACACAACGGCGGTGCAGGCCACACACCAGCGCGGCTTCACCATCCAGACGTGCCACGGCGTCTATCCCGAACTGGAGCAGCCGTCGCCATACGCTGACGCTTATGTGTCTATTTCCGAAGAGGTCAAAGAGCATCTGAAAGACTTGGGCGTCGAGTCGGTGATCATTCCCAACGGCATCGACTGCGAACGCTTCCGTCCGAAGAAGCCCGTATCTCCGACGCTCTCCACGGTGCTGTCGCTCAGCCATTCCGAAACAGCCAACGACTTCATCCGTGGCTGCTGCGAGAAGATGGGCGTAAAGTTCCTGAAGTGCAACAAATACACCGATAACGTGTGGAACATCGAGGATGTCATCAACAAGGCCGACCTTGTGGTGGGATTGGGTCGCTCGGCCTACGACGCTATGGCCTGCGGGCGCTGTGTCTTGGTCTATGATTTCCGCGAGTATATGAACGAGTACATGGGCGACGGAATGCTGACGCCGGACAGCATCGGGCGGGCTATTACGCACAACTGCTCGGGCCGTTCCAGCCGCATGAAGTACGACGAGACGTCCTTCATACAGGAAATGCAGAAGTACGGCCAGCAGCTTGCGGCATGGAGCCGCGAGTACGCTCTTGAACACATGAACATCCGCAAGGCGGTCAGAAAATACCTGGACTATTACGAAGAAAACCACGCTAAGGAGAAATAGAAATTGACGTAAGGTAAAATTATAATTGACGTAACGATATGGCACAACTGACATTCAAGGTCAAGAAGGTGGCCAATAAGAACCTTCGCACGAAAGTAATGGGCTACGCCAGCCGCGCTATTGCCAACGGCGTTGCCACGTTTGACGACATCTGCGCCCAGGCAGCCAATAACACGACGCTCCACCCGAAGGAGCTGGCACTGGCTTTCGGGCTCGCCCTCGACGCTGTGCGCGACGCACTGAAGAACGGCAAGATTGTTGACCTCGACCAGATAGGCCGGCTCTACCCCGCCATCAGCAGCCATTGGACTGAGACCGAGGACGAGCAGACGCTGGATGGACTGACGAAGCGCGTTGCCTACCGTCCGTCGCAGGAAATCACCGCAGCCATCGCCGGTGCAAAGCTGGCATGGGCGACGGCCAAGGAAGCAGCCGAGAGCGAACAGCAGGGCACTACCACCGAACCCGAACCGACGGGCGACGACGACAACCAGGGCGGCGCGACCCCGACTCCCAGCGGAGAACTCGAACCATAAGCTACCGCGAAGATGAAAACCTACGAGAAGCCCAAGATTACCGACGCCGAACGGCGCGAGATTGAAGCGGAGGTGGCCGAGCAGAGCCGCCGCATCGTCTTCGGCGAGCGTGGCCGCAGAGCGGTAAACCCCAAACATGAATCGGAACGAATAGTGAGACGATAACTTTTTAGAAACAATAATGAAACAGACAAGATTTATCCCCATCGAGACCTGTGGCTTGCAGTTACGTGAACCGCAGGAGGGACAGACGGAGAGCCGTGAGATTGAAGGCCGCCCGATAGTATTCGGCGTCCGATCGGTCAATTTGACGCCCTGGTCGAGCACCCGCAAGGTCTATGAGGTGCTGGAGCCGGGCTGCATCAGCCGCGAGCTTCTTCAGAAGTCCGACGTGGTTCTGAACCTGAACCACAACAGCGACGTGGTGAACGTGCTGGGACGCTATCGCAATAACCCCGAGCGCGACACCCTTCAGCTGGAACTGCGCGGCGACGGCATCGACTGCCGCTGCGACCTGCCCAAGACGAACAACGCCAACGACACGCTGGAGCTGATTCGTCGCGGCGACATCAACGGCATGAGCTTCGCCTTCGAGGATGACTGGGAGGACAGCGAGAACGGCGTATCATTCGAGAAGACCAAAGACGTCGAGGACGGCAAGGAGGTGTGGCTGCGCCACGTGAAGCGCATCACCGGCCTCTATGACGTCAGCATCGTCACCCACCCCGCCTACGAGCAGACAACGGTGGCCAACCGCGAGACATCTGACGCCATTGAGAAGGCTATCGACGCGCAGATTGAGCGCGAGTGCGGCGGCGAGGACAAGAAGAAGGCCGACGATGAAGCCGCCAAGCAGGCCGAAGAGGAGGCCCGCAAGCGTGCCGAGGAAGAAGCCAAGGCCAAGGCAGAGCAGGAAGAGCGCGAACTGGAAGAGCAGGCACAGCGTTTCCGCGAGCAGCAGGCCATGCGTCTGCGTGCCCAGCGCATGAGAGCAGAACAAGAAATGGAATCACTTATTTTTTAACCCTTAAAACTGTTTTAAGACATGAAAGAAATTACCAAGACCCAGCTCCAGGAGCGTCAGATCGCTATCTGGAACAGACTCGACGAGATGGACGAAATGCGCGAAAAGCGCGAGAACAAGGAGTTCACCGCCGAAGAGACAAGAGAGTATCAGAGCCTTCTCGATGAGAGCTCTAAGTTGTCAACCCGTGCCAAGGCTATGGCGTCCGATGCCGAGCTTGCCAAGATTCGTTCCAACGAGGACCGAGCCAAGCAGCTGCGCGAGCTCATCGAGGACTGCTACACCCACAGGCGTTCCGCCAACGCCACCACCATCCTTGCCAACATCATCACCGGCACTTCCGACAACAACACCACTGGCAACCTCGAAGCCGGCGGCCTGATCCCCTACGACATCAAGCCCATCGTCGATACGAAGGTAGCCGGCATCAACCTGCCCGACGACCTCGTTATGCTGACAGGCGTGACCGGCACCACCGTCATCCCCTACAGCATCAACGACGTGCAGTTCACAGTTGAGGGTGAGGTCAGCACCGTTGCTGAGCAGGCCCTGAACTTTGCGAACATCAAGGCCAACCCCCAGCGTGTCGCCGCAAGTGTGCCCGTCAGCCGCCGCGCCGTCATGCAGGCCGCCTTCGACCTCATCGGCTTCATCACCTACAAGTTCCAGAAGGGCTGGGCTATGTTCCGCGCCCTCCACGTCTATGCCCACGGCGAGTGGAACAAGCTGGAGATGCCGTTTGCCAAGTGCCCCGTCGTCGAGCTCACCCTGGACGAGAATATCGGCAAGAACCTCGCCAAGGAAATCGCCAAGATCTACGACAAGGGCTTCGAGGGAGACCCCGAAATCATCATGGACAAGACCACCGAGGTCGAACTGGCGTTCACTCCGCGCATCCCCGGCTCTACCGGCGAGCGTACCGTGGTTGAGGATGGTCGCTGCTGCGGCTATCGCTACAAGGTCAGCCCCTTCATCGACTACGCCATCAGCAGCGAAGGCGTTGCCACGAAGGACGCCACCTACCGCTACATCGGTATCGGTCACTTCGGCTACCTGAACGAACAGCTCTACGCAGACTACGACTTCAACGTGGACGGCACCAGCTCCGCTAACTTCGACCGTGGCGTCATCGCCCTCGGTATGGGTACGGACTACAGCCTTGTCGAGCTCTCGAAGCTCGTCAACGGCGGCGACAACAACACTCCCCACAAGCCCCAGGCCTTCGTGCTCATCAGGCTCGTGGAGTCCAGCTCGTCTGACATCTAAATCTCGGTTCATAGTTCCGAGAAAAGGGGCGGCTGTGCGGAGATGACCAGCCCGCCAGCCGCCCCTTACTAAAAGAACTAAATCAAAACAACCAGTCACACGAACAATGAGCCTCCAGACGGACATCATCTTCTTCCGCGCCATCAAAGCCGACGAATACATCGCCGCCGTGACGGAGGGACGGATATATAACACTGCCATCCCCCTTCCCGACGAAGATGCCGCCAACGTGCCGCTGCCCTACATCGTCGTATCGTTTGACGGGCTGATCAACGACACATCGACAAAGGACAGCTTCGAGGGCTACAGCGACAACGTGCAGATCAGCGTGGAGATTGCGGCGACCACCCGTCCCCAGCTGGCGACGCTCACCACCTACGCCCGCGCAGCCATCAGCAGGTTCTTTGCCGAACTGCCGTCGTGGGATGAAGACTACGATCTGGTGCCAGAGGACTATTCGTTCAGTGCCGGCCCCGTCAACTACGACAGTATGAAGCCCGGCTATTGGCAGGTGCTCAGTTATTCGTGCGACACAAACGTATAAAAGGAGGGAATTATGGGAGAAATCATCAAAGGCCAGCATCTAAGACTGAAGCTCGGCTCAAAGTATATAGCCTTCGCCCAGGAATGCACCGTACACGTCTCAAAATCGCTGGAAAATTCTTCAACGAAAGACGATGCGGACGGCATGTGGGCCAAGCAGGAGGTGACAGGAAAGGCATGGGACTTCTCGGCCAGCGCACTTTACAGCGTCGAAACCGACGCCACGGGCCACAATGCCGAGGACGCTCTTGACATCGTACTCGCCGATCAGAAAGTATGGGTCGAGTTCCAGCGTACCGGCGGAACGAAAAACCGCGAAGATGCGACCAGCTCGAACATGTATTGCGGCTGGGCGTGGGTCAACGACATCTCTATCAACGCGGGCAACCGAGCCAACGCCAACTACTCTATTCAGGGTACCGGCGACGGCCCGCTGACCAAGAACGGCGAACAGCCGAGCGTGAGCGACATCTAATTTTACCAACTCTTCCCCCGAGGCTCGCGCCTTGCAGCTTCGGGGGATTTTAATTAAAAAGGAACTATGAAAGCAGAGAAAACCATTACCATTCTCGAACAGGAAGTTCGGATGCGCTACTGCGCAGCCGCCGAGACCGGCTACGAGGAATTGAGCGGCAAACCGTCAACCCGCTTCATCCCGACGCGCGACGCCGACGGGAACGTTGTCCCGCCCGAAGCCATAACCATCGACTACATTTATCTTGCAGTTTCGGCCATCGTCGCCGCCTACGCCGCCAACGACGAAGAACCGCCCGTGTCAGTAAAGCAGATTCTATATGACACCAGCCCGTTTGAAGTCGGCGAGCTCATAAAGAGCGTGGGCGAGCTGCGTTCCTTTTGGTACGACGTGCCGACGGTCATGCAGGAAGAGAGCAAGGAGAGCAACGCAAACCCTTAAACGCCCATGAGCTATATGAACTGCTTGTGGGCGAAATCGGGATTGACCGCTACAAATTCTTCTACGTCCTACCCTTCTGGGAAATCAGCGCAATCGTCAAAGGTTACCGCAAGCGCGAGCGGACATTGTGCGACCTCACACGCTGGCAGACTTTTTGGATAATGAACTGTATCGGCGATACAAGCAAGGCGGGAATCCACAGCGTAACCGACCTTCTGCCGTTCCCCTGGGATGCAGAGCACACCGAGCGACCGCTGTCTGAAGATGAAGAACAACGAATCCGCGAGGAACTACAACGAATAAACAGAAAGAATGTGAATCCTTCGTAATTTGTTATTTGTGTTTTTAGTTATCATCTAAAGTGACTCGTGAGCAGTCCCACCCGTGAGGGCAGGACTGTTTTTCATTTCACCACGTCCCGCTTACCGAGTCTTCCCAGTCGCCATTGACGCTGACGCCCATCGTGCCAACGCTGCCGAAGAGGTTTCCGCTATATTCCGATGCGCGGTTGCGCTTGAACGGCACGCCGTTGATGACCACGCTGCCTATCTCGCCTCCGTTGCCGTCCTTGGCCGTGACGGTCACGTTTGTCGTCCATTCGTCGGCACCCGACAGCCCGAACACGTTCACCGCGAGCGTGCCCGTCGTGCCGACGTAGGAATCCGGCACCGCAACGTCAATCGCCTGACGCTTTGCCGCTGCCGCCTGCCCTGTCATATAATTCAGGCCATAGTACCACCGCTCGGGCGTGACGCTGACCGTCGCGCAGCCCACGGGAACCTCGTCGGCGACGCAGATGCGCAGCTTCGTCACTACGCGATCGAGCGTCACGGCACGGTTCCCATTCGACGTGCTGACCACCGACACCTCATAATCCTTCCAGAACGTGTCGCGCACGATGTTCCAGGAGATAATAGGATTCTCCTCGTCGATAACCGGAGTGTCGCCACGGCTGGCCACGAAGTAGATGTGGTGCTGCCCGTAAGTGAGTGCGAGGTGCGGCTGTCCCCAATCCTCATCGTCTGCCGTCTGGTGAATCTGCTGAACGAGGCGGTTATCCACATAGTCGAACAGCCACAAGTCGGTCATCTCCTTGCCGTCTGCGGTCAGATAGCCACGGGTGAAGCCCGCGTCGCCGAAGTCGCCCTTCACGGTGAACGTGAATTTCTTCGTCTTGGCGTTGACCGCCGTCGTCGGCTCGTCAGTCGTCACGTCATCCTCAATCAATGGACTCTTGCAGGCCACCACCATCAGTAGCACCGCAAACAAAAGCGTTGTCTTTTTCATTTTGTTCTTGTATTAAGGTTCTGATTTTGTCAAATTCCTCGAGGACGCTCTTCGCCATGACCTTCGCGTAGCGTTGCGTCTGGGTGATATTCGTGTGCCCCAGCATCCGCGACAAATTCTCTATGCGCACGCCGTTACGCAGCATGAACGTGGCGAACGTGTGACGCGCGAGGTGGCTGTGCAGCCGTGTCCGAATCCCCGCCGCCGCGCCGAGCAGCTTCAGGGCGTGGTTATAGTCGGCATTATCCATCTTCGGCACCTGCCATCCGTAACGCTCCAGGACATCGACCGCCGGCGGCAGCAGCTGCGACACATAAGGCACGCCCGTCTTGATACGCTGACCCGTGAACACCCAGTTCCCGTCCACCTTTTTATATTCGTGCGCGTCGAAGGCCATCGCGTCCGAATACGACAGCCCCGTGAACATCTGGAACACGAACAAGTCCCGCGCCCGCTCTATCGGCGTGTCGGCCATCGGGTGCAACGCCATGAACGCTTGCATCTCCTCTTCCGTCAGGTATTCAACACTCGGCTTGTCGCCCCTTTTGAACTGCCCGCGAAGCCTATCGTACGGGTTCTCCTCTATACGGTCAAACAGCAACGCCCGCGAAAGCAGAGCCTTGAAGCACTTGTGATAGTTATGCACGCCCGCATCCGTAATGCCCGACCGCTTGCGCAGCCACGCATCAAAGTTGTATATCTGTTCAACGCTCAGGCTCTCGAAGCTGCGTATAACGCCGTATTCGCGCAGCCGCTTCATCAGGCTTGCGTAGTGCTTTCTCGTTCCATCGGCAATGGTCATCATTTCAATCTGCCCGTCCATCCAGTCCAGGAGCGGCGTGCCTTTTTCCTGATTCGTCTCGACCGACCACACGGCCCGCTTAATTCCTTCGATGCTGACCGCGCGTCCCTTCTCCATGCAGTGATTGATATATTCGTCGGCTTTCGCCCTGACAATCCGAATCCTTCGGTTCAGCTCATCAGAGTCCGTCCTGTCCACAACCGACTCATACATCCATTCTCTCTTTAACACACGCACGCCCGTACCTATATAGAAAGGCTTCCTGTCGATGGTTATGCGAATCTCAATCTGTCCTGGCTTTCCCGCCTTCGTCCGACCCGTGTGGTCAAAAACCGCCGTCGTCGTAATCATAAGGCGCGAGCATTTAAAGTCCGTACAAAGTCACAGCCTTCAGTAGTTCCGTCGAAACAAAGCGGGATTTGTTTCCACGTTTTGTTTCCACATGTTTCCACATATAGGCAAAAATGTGGAAACAATCCGCAAAAAACAGCACAAAAAAGCAGTATATGGAAGCCGCGTCCTTTCGTCCGCTTCCGCCATAACTCTTTCTTTTTCAGCTTAAACTGCGCTTTCATTCGATTTTCTTTGTTTCCACTTCGTGACCCGTTTGGGGTCTTGGGGGTTGTTGGTTTCATTTGGTTTTTAAGTTGTTAAGGGGTTTATAAAATTGGGATGAGGAAACGGAATTGGAAAATGGGCAATGGAAGGGGTTCTTGCGGGGTATTATTGGGGGACATTGTTGGCGTAGATTTCGGGGTGAAGGGCACGAATGTCGGTGAGGTATTTCTGGCCGGGATAGGGGATGTGAAGCTCGGATGAATAGAAGGTGCGGCCTTCATCTTCATCGTAGTGTTTTTTTATTGTGCCGACGCAGGGATAGGGGTAGGGCGTTGGGTATGTGTCGGATGCAACGAGAGCGGCGACTTCGGCGAGGTCTTCGGTGGGGATGTAGCCGAGATGGTGGCCGTCGAGGTGTACCACCTTAATTGCATTGCGTTCATAGGGATTGTCAGGCTCAGGAACGAGGTTGCCCTTGAACGGGCCGACATACTTCGAGAGTCCTTTACGATAGTTTATGCCCGCTATTTTTGTTTGCCGGCACTGGGTGTCATCTCCGCTTGTGCCGGATGAACCGATTTTAGTAATAACTGCGACGGCTATGCCGCTGATAAGAATTAATAATAAAACAATAATTAGTCCCATAACATTATATTTTTAGTTAAACATTGATTTTGTCATCGGGGGATTCGGCTAAGTAGTGGGTGGAGGGGAAGGTGGATGGGTATGATGGAGTGGAGAAGTTGGTGCGGAGGAATGCGAGGGTGGCCGTTAGTTCCTGACGGAGAGAAGTGACCTGAGACAGCTCGTCGCGTAGCTGACGGCGAAGTGCTTCTGTTTCCTGAATCAACGTGGCGGCAAGGGTTATTATGGCATCAGTCGGAGTCGACGGCTCCGGCTTTTTTGTTTGTAATAACATTTCACCTTGCTCATATAACAACCAATCAAGATTGAACACGCCAGGGAAAGCATGGCTGAACCTCCGAAGAAACCTATCTGTTAAAACAGACTCTCGCCCACTAAGCGCAGAGGATATGTTTGAACGGCTCGCTCCCATTTTATAAGACAAATCTTCTTGGTTTACTATAAGTCCATTCATTTCAAGATACTTATATGCTCGAAACAGCCTTTCTTTTCGTTCCATTTCCTTTTCTTTATGTTAATATATATTAAAAATAAAACATTTTGTATCGCATTATAAGAAATTTTGTTTTATCTTTGTCGCGGTTTTAGAAATAAGACCACGCAAAAGAGGCAGAGGATGGCGTATTGAGCCATCATACCAAACCAATCCAGCGGCAAAGGTAAGCCATCCAAAGCACTTTTGCAAACAAAAAGCAAAAAAGTTGTTGGTGCGGCTTTTTTGAGGTTATTAAAAGTTGGTAAAAAAAGAAAACGGGACACCCCGAGCAAGGAACCAGCAAGCGCACCATTAGCTGACCTTGTGAGGGGTGCTCCATTTAAGACAAAAAACAAAAATGGAAAAGAAAGACATGAAGGAAACAATGATGGACGTGGCAGCGTGGTCGATACTGCTGCTAATCGGAATGGCGTTGGTTGCGCCTGCTCTCCTGGCCTTCTGCGAGGGCAAGGACGGACAGCCTACCGTGTGGAATTTGGTCGGAATCGGCTACATGGCGTTCTGGGTTTGGAAGTTGAACAAGAAAGCTCAGCAGAAATGAAAATAAATTCCAATATTGACGAATTTAGGCAGCAGAACAAAGTACAGGCTCGCTTAAACTTGTACCGTCAGCTTGCGAGCGGAAAGATAAACGTGAATTATCTTGAAAACCGCTACCGAACGCTTAATTTCAATAACATTATGCTTTTTGACACGCTGTCGGTGGTGGCAAACGAACTGTTTAACGACTACGTGGAAGAGGCACCGTACATCCCACGGCTTAGCAACACAAAAAACTACATGTATAAAATGGAACGCTGCCGTCAGACTTACGAGGCGTTCCGTAGAACCATGTATAGAAGCGAGAACAGGTTTTTCGAGAAAATAACCGACCTATATTTTGAGGCTGTTATGCGTCCGATGCAACTGGTAGAGATAAACCTGAAGCAGCTATTTGACAAAGAACGATTCCCGTATTCACGCTACATTGCAAAACTTGAAACACTAAACATCCTCACTGCGTTCGGTGTCGGGATAAGCTGGCACATTGAGGATTTGAGCTACGTTGCCCAAAATCCAACAGGGCAGGCAGGACTCGTAGGCGGCAGATTCAGCAAAATAGACAGTCGGGTGAATATGCAAGGCATTCAGCATTGGATTCTTGAACTTGAAAGAGAACTTGGGCCTATGCCAGTAGAGGCTACCGATCATATACAACAAAGCGTCGAGCAACTTGAAAACGAAGTCGTGTCTGGAGACTTGTTCCTTGAATGTACCATTATTGTTTCGGATGAAATGAAATGGGAGGGATTGCCTTCGTGGTTTCCATTTTTGGAAAAACCAACAGAAGAGCATCGAGAAAAGATGAAATACAAAACCCGCGAAGATATAGAGAAATGAAACGGATAATCACCCTAACCACATTGGCTATGATGACAGTCACCATGAACGCGCAGCCATTGGCATTGGATAGCATCAAGCAGATGTCGCCCGCCGACGGACTATTCTTCGCCCTCGAATACTTCGGGCTGTATGAGCCGCATATCGTGTACGCGCAGGCCGTCCTGGAAACGGGACACTTTAAGAGCAACCTCTGCAAGCACGGCAACCTCTTCGGCATCTATGACAGCAGAAAGCATGAATACAAGACCTACGGGCATTGGATAGATAGTGTCATGGACTACCGCGACAGCGTGCAGAACAAATACAAGGGTGGTGATTATTACTACTTTCTCGAGAATCTACCCTATGCCACCGATCCTGACTATATAAACAAGGTAAGGCGCATCGCCGAGAAATATGTTCAATATGATTAAACTATGGACAAGGAACTGAAGCGAGAGATTATGGCGACGGTGCGGATAGCCACCGAGCAAGCGACGCAACGCGTGATGGAGATGCGCGACGAGCGATGGGTGTCTGAAAAGGAGCTGCGGGCGAAGTTCGCCTTCTTCACCCCCACGTGGATGCGGTACTACGGTCGGCTGCTTCCAAGGACGCGGCCTATTGTCACCGACGAGAACGGCAAAGAGCATGAAGGCAGTTGGAACTACCCCGTGAACAAGATAGCCTTCATGGTAGCAAACAACGAAATAAAGAACCTTAAAATATCAAATCATGGAACCACTAACTGACAAAGACATCAGGAGACTGAAGAACCTCTACGGCTGGTCTGCAATCGGCATTGCCGTTGCGCTGGGTATTGCAATCGGAATTTTTATAGCCTTATTATAACAGAAAAATGGAAGCAACAGGAAGAATCATGAGAGTATTGCCGCAACGCAGCGGATTTAGTGAGCGGACACATACAGAATGGGTAGCTCAGCCGTTTGTCTTTGAATACTTCGAGACAAGCGACCAGCGCGTTAGCGACAAGATGCGGCTGGAATCGTTCGACACGAACATTATTCCACAGATTCAGGAGAACATGAAGGCCCGCGTGGTTGTCGGTCACGACATCCGAGAGTACGAAGGGCGAGTATATAATGAAATAAAGCTATACCGCATGGAGGTGATCGGTTCCGCCGACCCGAATGCGGCAGCTTCTCCGGCGACCTAACGGCGTAGGAATCCGGGCATGACAAAGCTCGGACGTTTAGGCTCGCCGGAGCCAAATAGCGTCGTGACGGATAGCGACCGACATCGGAGAGCGAGACTCCGCGACGCACTACGGGAACGCCACCACCACACGGAGGCCGGACGCAAACCCCAGGACGTTAAATCCCCAAGATAAAGAAGGGTACCGGAAGAGAGCAATCGATAGGCCCCGAAAGCCCATGCTCGCATGGGAGTGCTAACAACAGGGAGGAGGAAGCCGGGAAGTTGCGCCGTGAAGCCATAGGCAAAGCCGAGAGTTGGTAAGCAGCGGACAAGAAGCGCGAGAGGAGACGAAGGTCACCAGCGTGTCAAAAGGACTCTAATGCGGCCACGTTTTCGTTCAACTTTTTCCTCTTTACAGATTTTGCCCAACGTGCCTGTCCCAAGCCAGGATAAACGCAGAGGGGAGTGTTTATACATCACAAGTTTTTTTTCTTTTTCATTCCTCCCCGTCGTGATGACGCGGAGGTTTTTTGACAACAACATTAATAATAATATAAGGAACTATGAACAATGGAAGAAACAAGAAATATCATGCCTGAACTGCCGAAGGCGGTCGAAGAGCCTGACTTCCTATCGGGCGACTTGTGGTTCAATGTGAACGTTGAACCCTATCGGCTCGATTTTGAAAAGGCATACGAGGCCCCGCGATATACATTGGCATGGAACGGCATCGGGTTTGCCCCGCTCGGCGGCATCCACGCCATAACGGGTCAGGCGGGCAACGGCAAGACGATGACGCTGGCGCAGTTTATGACAGCCATTCTGTCGGGTCAGTTCGGAAACCTCACCTACAACCTCGGCGAAAGCATCCCGAAGCCCCGCGTCCTGTATATCGACACCGAGATGGAAGAGGATAACACCATTGCGGTGAAGAACCGAGTGATGACCATGTGCAAGCGGAGCATAACGGAGCAAGCCGACGACTTTATTGTGGTAATGCTGCGCGAGGTGCCCGAGACGATGGAGGTCATGACAGACAAAAACGGCAAGGCCGTACAGATGAAGTCGAAGGCGGCAATCAACCGCTGGCGCATGACGCTGAAAGCGATTTGGGAGTACAAGCCCACCGTCGTATTCATCGACGGACTGCTGGACGTGGTGGCCGACTTCAATGATAACATAGAGTGCCAGGAGACCATCTACAAGTGCATGCAGATCGCCAGCTACTACGGCATAAGCGTGTGGTGTGTGGTGCATCAGAACCCGGGAGGCGAGAAGCTGGTCGGGCACCTCGGTTCATTCCTGGAGCGCAAGGTGACAGACATCTTCCAGACGAAGAAAGATAAGAAGGAAGGCGACGTGACGTTTACGGTGAAGCAGCTGAAAGCCCGTGGCCGCGACATCGACGACTGGAAGTTCAAGGTCATGCCTGTCAGCGGTTGGGGAATGCCGGAGCAGATCGACGTTGCGCCCGTCGAGCCAAAAATGAAATACACGCCTATCGAGGTGAAGGAATGGCTCGAAAGAGGTCAGAAGGAAGTCGAATGGCCGGCAACGCAAACCGACATACGATACAAGATATTCCGCGACTTTATAGGAATAAAGAACAGCGACGATAATCAGATGTGTTGCACCATTGCCTTCAATAGAAGATTTATAATTCCGCAAGAAAAAGACCAGATGGAACCAGGGCAGAAGAAACCGAAATTCTACTTAAATTCTGAGTTCATCGAGGTCATGCCATTTTAATAATCCCAAAATTCCCTATATATATTAGATATATATAGGAGGATAAAATCCCAACCCCATTTGCCTGCCCCTTGTCCCATGTCCCTACGTCCCTGTATAGGGGGACGCTGGGACAGTCAGGGACAGTGACGGGGCTGTAGGCATCGGCTCGCGCATGTGCGCGTTTTCATATAGATATTTTTTGGCTTTTAGGGCAGGGCTTTAAGGACTCTCTACAGAGAATTCGGCGATTCTCTACAAAGAATTGGCAAAATCTTTATAAAGAATAAGGAAACGATGATAGACGAACGAACCATTCAGCGGGTAAAGGACTCAGCGAACGTCGTGGACGTGCTGCGCGATTTCTACGACCTGCGTCGAGATGGGGTGAACTACACCTGCCTCTGCCCGTTCCACGAAGACAGGCACATCGGGTCGTTCAAAATCTCAGCCAAATATAACAGGTACGTATGCTATTCGTGCGGCGCGAGCGGCAACAGCGTGGACTTCCTGATGGAGCACGAGGGCATGTCGTTCCCCGACGCGATACGGTGGCTCGGAAGGAAGTACGGAATAGACGTTGAAGGTTCTGAAAAATTCACTGTCAAACCAAGCCAACCCCACATGCCACCTCCACCGCTTCCGATGCTGAAGCTCGACTACGGCATGGTGAAGCGACGGATGGACACTTCGAACGACAACTTATGCAACTATATACGACAACTTCCGTGGGACAGCGACCAGAAGGAGAGAGTGGAGAAGGCTTTCAACCTTTATCTCGTCGGACACGCCGTCGAATTATCAGACAATAAGTATAAACCTGACATCAGAACGAGGCACGACTTTACGCTGTTTTGGCTTGTAGATGAGCAAGGGTTTGTCCGAACGGGTAAGATGATGAAGTACTACCCGCCCGGACATGACCACTTCGGGCACCGAGACAAAGAATCGCCATTTGGCAAGGATTGGGTGACGGCAGCACTGGCCCGGCCTCGTATCAAACGCGATGAAAACGGCAAGGCCTTCCGCGACGAAAAGGGCGAACTTATATGGGAAACGAGATTTACCCACATCTATGACCCTGAGAAGCAAGAGGTGAAGCAAACGCTTTTCGGGATGCACCTGCTTGACATTGCACAGACGGCAACGGTCAGCATCGTAGAGAGCGAGAAAACGGCTCTCATTTGTGCCATTGCCTACGGCGGAATGAAAGAGAACGTGTGGATGGCGAGCGGTGGCATGACCAACCTTTCACCAGAGAAACTGAAGCCTATCATTCAGCGGGAGCGGAGAATCATTCTCTACCCCGACCACGACGGCATCGAGGCGTGGAAGCAGCGAGCGAAGGAGATTGGCTACAAGAAGCTGACCGTCGCCGAGCAATTTGTCACGGATAACTGGACGGAGGCGGACGGGCCGAAGGCGGACATCGCCGATATATTTATAAGGATAATGGACGACCAGCAGCGGCACGCGGGAAAGGCGCAGCTGGTGGGCGACGTGGTGAAGGAAATGATACGAGAGAATCCAAACATGCAACTGTTAATTGATAAATTCGACTTATATGAAACAGGAAGATAAAAGCGTGGTGATGGGCACGAAGGTGACGCCGTGGGCCGCCGAAGCGTGGAACGAAATCTGCGAGGCGTTACATACGGACACCTACCACCTGCTTCAGCAATTCATCTACGCGATGATTCGCGGCGCGTCGCTGGGACACAAGGTGACTCCTGAGATACAGCGATTGCTGTCGGCCCTGGACTTCGACGCGGGTTGGCAGAACGCGCTGAACATTTGCGCGAAAGACCGACTGAGCATTGCCCAGATGATTCTGATTGTCGAGCAGGAGGGAAAGCGAGGGTTCGGAGCCGTAATGATTGACAAGCCATTCATGAGCGAGGCCGAGCAGACGGAGAATGCCGACGTCATCTTCGAGCGGCTGTGCGAGGTGGTGTTCAGACGGACGTACCTGAAGCTGCGGCGTCTGGGAACCATCCTCAACGTCAGCAGCCAGCGCGAGCTGTTAGAACGGATGTTAGACGAACAGATCGCCGTCGAACTTGAACAGCAATTCCAGGCCGAGCTGCCTGGCATGGGCGACCGCGCCGAGAACGGAAAGCCCTATGGCTACGGCAAGAAGACGAAGGCCAAGCAGTACCGCACGCCCGACAGCGTGGCTCTCGACGGACGGTTCAGCTTCACGGACGTTCCCGAATATACGATGAGCAACACCGAGGTGCCGACCTATGACGTGGAGTACGAGAGCGAGGACGCCCAGCACTTCGACGACCCCGAAGAGGCATGGGAACGGATAGAACGCGACGAAGAGTACGACGACAATGAAGAAGACTAAGAGCCGCTACCGCCCTGAGCACATGCGGATGCTCAACGACCGACGTTGGATGGAGACCAAGCGCATCGTGTGGCAACGGGCGCAAGGGCTGTGCGAGTGGTGCATCAGAGACGGCAAGGCGGCTGGCGTGCGCGACGGTTGGATAAGGGCAGGCGTTGATTGCCACCACTTGATACCATTTGAGTCGGCAAAGACACAGGCAGAGATGGAGAGGCTTTGCTATGATCCTAACAACTGCGTGCTGCTGTGTGTTGACTGTCATCGAAAATGTCATAACATAAAAGGCTACCACAAGAAAGAGAACGTGAAGGCGAGGCGCGACCAAGCCTTTGAACGATGGAAAGAAAGAATGAATGGGAAGTGAAACCCCCGCGGCACCCGTTTTAGTTCGGGCCTCCGAAAATTCCCAAAT